GTCTTTAAACTCTAAACTTTCTTCAAATCTTATGTCTGAAGTTGTTAAGTTTTTTCTGTTTATTAAATCATCGAGTTTTGTTCTTGACTTATACTCTATTAGATAATAGTCTTTTGTTGCTTCTTCGAATCTAAAAAAATCATTATTTTCTTTAGCAGTTTCAACTTCAAATGAATTATAGTAAAACTCAGAGTCTGATATTTTTCTAAGTTCTTGAGAGTCATAATCTTCTTTATAAACAATTGATCTATCTGATACGGTTGCATAAGAAAAATCGAGATTGTTTTTTGACATTAGCTCAAGGCCTCTACCAGTCAAACTAAAATCTATAACTCTGTCTTTTTTATTTAGAAATCCTGACATTGTTACTCCTTGTAAGCACCGTCTGTTATTCTAGAATAACTATCAATGTTCCAAGTTTTATCTGATGAAAAAGGATCATATTGTCTAAATCCTTGGAACCATCTTCTATGCACATTGTATTTAGGATACTTCTCTTCGTGAACTTGCCAAGGAGATGATTTTATGTAGTCAGAAAAATGTCCAAATCTTCTTGTGTGATAAAACAATTTATTTTTCTTATAAGGTTCGTCTATTAATTTCTCTGTGTAAAATGACTCTATGCAATTAACAGAAGAACCTAGCGTGCCTGTCTCTTTTTGACCAAAATAAGTTCCGTATATAAAACTAACAACTTTTCTTCTGTTAAAATATAGCGTTTTTGAGTGTATAAGTGACTCATTAAGTTCATCAGAATTGTCTCCGTTAAACTCTATATTTCTTTTAATATTATCATGTATGTCTACTATGTTTGTTTTAACGAAGGGTTCATTATTTGATTGATATGAACCGTAAAGAGTAATAGATAGTCCTCCTAAGATTTTTACTAAGTCTATACCAGCACCTTGTTCAAAGCTCATATTAGGAGAGAAAGAAACACCAAACGTTAGCTTGTCACTTCGCTTTAATACATAGCTTGCAGATTTTCTTGTATTTGATAAAACACTTACGGGTTTATATGAATCATTTTCATTTACTGACACAACTTCAGCTGGATAATGTTCGGCACCAAAATTTTTAGTTCTAGAAGTCTGCCTATTAAGATATCCTCTTCCGTGATTGTAACAAGTAGGATAAATTTCTGACTCAGACATTTTATCGTTTTTGTCTTTGTAAGTTACTCCGATATTTGTGTCTGTCTTTATTTCTATTTTACCAGTAATTCTATTTGTGGTACTAGTCTGTAATCCTGTATAGAAGTCGCTATCTATAACAGCATTTGCTAAATTGTGTGAATTATTACCTGCTATTCCAGTGTTTATAAGAAGTATTTTGTTATAAAACACTAAGTCTCTCATCTCTTGTGTAGATGCTGGAAATCCAGTAGTAGATATTGCATTGTTAGCGTCATCATATACACTGAATTTTCTTATGTCACCTGCGTCATCTATTAAAGACCAGTCTCTTTTAAGAACATAATAAAGAATATCACTACTTGTCTTAGGATTGGCGTCAAGTAAATATACACTTGCGTCATCGTAAACTTTGTCAGGAATAGAGTCGTTTTCAAATTCTCTATTGTTTAATATAAAAAAATTTAAATATTGTAGCTGCGTGTAGTCTGATCTGTTTCCAAGATAGTCTATATCTAATGAGACTCTAACACTGTCTAATACAAAATCTTGACTTATGTAATTTGACATGTCTAATTTGCTACTGTCAAGAGGTTGAAACTTTACATCGAAAGGAAATCCAAACGTTGTTGTAGGGTCACCTCCAGTTGCAGATATATTCATACCAGTATTATTACTATTAGAAGTAAGACTTGTAAACGCTATAGGTGCTTCTAATATATCTGAACCTATATTAAAGTAATTTTTATTAATATCACCTAAGTAAACCCATTGCTTTAATAAAAAGTCCCAATAGCCTATATTAGAGTTTCTAGCAAGAATTGTTTCACCGCCAACGTCTACATTCTGATCTGTATTTGAATTTTTTGCAAACTGAAAATATCCGTCTTTTCCTGATAAATTAATGTCTATTTTCAGTTTGCTTTTTGTCTCGTTTTCATTTCCTCTTATTGAAGTCTCTACAAAAGGTGAATTTGAAGTAAATTCGTTGTTAACTTCTCCTATTACATAGTTATCTTGTACTTTACTAGGAATTCTTTGTACTGTTATGTCATCGTGTGTTGAAGGTGATGATATGTAATTTAAGCTATTTATAGCATTAGGAATTGTAGCATCATTTAAATCTGTTAAAAATTCAACAGTTTTTTTATCATCGAATGGAGAAATATTGACTTCAGGATTCAATGAGTTAAAATTTTCAGGCTTGTAATCTACGAAATTTTCTTTTTGAAATTTTTTATTTGTGCTACTTAGAATTCCAGATTTATTTTCTGTTCCTGAGTTTTTTATTCTTATTTTAGGCATTAGTCAACGCATCCTTGAAAAGATAAACTTTGTGAAGTTTTAAAATACGATAAATCATTATCATATCCGCATCTTGCATAAACAGTTTGTTCATCTTTATTATAAGATTTATCGTAAAAACTGTTATTTTCATCATCTATAAAAGTATTATTTTGTCTTTCGTCTACTTCGTAGTATGTTGTCATATTATCGCGTTTTATTACAGGAACGATGTTTGAAATAATTGATATATTGTCTATTTGATATCTGTTTCTCTCTAAATAATCTAATTGAACATCAACAATGCTATTTACAGTTTGATCACAATATGGTGCTATTTCATCTTTTCCTTCTACGTGGTCTAATATTCTATTTGAAATACGTTGGACAGTTACGCCTGAAGTTGTGACATTAGAATTTACACCTGACTGAAGGTACTCGGGCATTGCTGTTATTTTTTCGTATACAGAGAGAACCTGTATACAACCACCTTCTCTATGTGATATATCTCTTGTAAACTCTATTGGATAAGAAACAAGATCATCTAAATTTTCATTTATTATTTTTACTGTAAGCTTATTTTCATCTTCATCTATAAATTTGCTTGAGTACTTGTCATGATAGTACTCTTCTTTATCGAATCTTGTATATTTTAAATTATAAGACTTAAAATCGTTTCTTATTTTAGGAAGATTTCTGTTAAATTTTTCATGAAATACTTTTGTTTTGTACACGCTTTGTTCATATGTTTTATCAACTACTTCAAAGTCTGAGTAAAAGTCTTTGTTTACTCTAGGTAAAGCGTCAATTGTTCCAACAAGATCATAGTTTGCACTAAATAGTATATTAGGCAAATCTTCAGGTGCAGGTAATTTTTGCAAAGGTATTTTTGTGTCACAGCTGCAGTCACAAAACATCGTCAAGCCTTTCAGTGCTTATTATTCTTCCAAATTCACTAGAATTCTTGTTTTCTTGATAGTAATTATGATTAGAACTTCTTTGCCATGCAGGCAATCTATTTTCACCCATTTTATATTGGTACTTATTTCTTTCAAGTATATGTGACTCTACAACGTAGGTAAACCCATTATAGTTTACATTTTGAGGGACAAGACTATAAAGTATTTCTTCCATTATGTTTTCAAAATATTTAAAAATTTGATATATTGGCTTATAGTTTATTTCTGATTCAAGTCTTTCGAAATATTGCCTTCTAATATTATCAATGCTTGTGTAGTTATAGTCGAATCTAGAAGTGCTATTAATTACTGCTTCTGTAAAAAAGTCATACGCATCTATTGTTCTATTGATGTCTTCGTTTAACATTTTTACTGAGCTGAACTCAATCACAACTTGCCTTTTATTGTCGTAAGACGTGATTGCTTCACTATTGTGCATTCTAATGTTATCTTTTCTATTATAGTTATATTCTTTGTCATTTTCAAAAGAAGCAATATTAATTTTTTTAAAGTTAGAAGGAAAGTCTATCATGTAGTTCTGTTCTAAAACTGGATGTTCTATAGACTTAAAACACTCAGAAGATGAAACAATTTCACCTGTTAACTTAAATCTTCCATTAAGAGAATCAATATTGTTATGATTGTAGAAAAAAGTCTGTCCTGTAATTTCTGTATCTTCTGTTACTTCTTCGAAGCTAGTATAAATACTAAGATTTTTTTGAATATTTTTATAAAAGCTTAATTCTGATAATGTATTTTCTTTTGATACACTAGTAGGATCTTTTGCGTGAATGTACATATCCCTTTCAGAAAGTGAATCTGTCCATACTTTTATTCCAGCTAGAAGGCCTTCAAAGTCTGTAGTATAGTCTTTTTCTTGATAAGTCTCAGAAAGTTGTCTAGGACCAAAAGATATTGTAGCGTTTTGTTGAAATTGTTGCGTCTTTTTTATTTCTATATTTTTAATTTTTTTAGTAAATAGTTCTGATTCATCACAAGATTTTTTTATCGCTAATCCTATTTCTACGTTATCTGTGGTTAATTTTTTGCAATATATACTTGTGTACCATGTGTCATTTGCAAAAAGATCAATATCATTAATTGTTATCTCAGTAGTATTTCCTGTTCCTTCAAGATCTATATAAGCTTTTATGTCGCCTAATTTAGAATCGTTTTTAACTGAAAATACTATATTTAACAAAAGATCATTGTTGTTATTGTTTATTATTTTTACAAGCGACTGTTTGCTTTTGTATAAGTCTTTCTTTTGATAGTTAAATCTTGTGTAAAATTCTATATTCCAGCAGCAATCTACATTAAAATCACAAAAATCTTGAACTTCATGCTCTAAAACATATGAGTTTATAGGAAAACCTTGCGCGTCATATACTATTTGTTTTCCAATATCTCTATCAAAGCTAAGCATGTTAATTCTTTTGTTTTTTCTATTAAACATTAAGTTATAATTTATTTTGTTTTGAGAAGTAAACTCTGCTACATTTATAAACTTAGTATGATCAACTCCAAAAACATTAAATGCTGATTTTATGCTGTTTATAGTTCCTTTTGATCTTAATATGTCTTGTGTGTTAATAAGAAGTCTTTTCCATAAAATGTTTTGTATATCTCTAATTGTCCTGTCTGACTTTGATTTTTCATGTGTCAATCCTATTCCTGAAAGTTTTTCTAGTGTAGGAGAATCAAATATTTCATTAAAGTCATAGCCTAAGCTTTTTGCAGCAAGTTTTATTATTGCGCTAGACTGATCAGCATCGTTTATATTATCGTAATCAACGTCTAATACGTCTGACAATGCATCTACAAAGCATTTTAAATTATCGAAAAACCTTCCCCACGTTAGTAATAAATTTACTAAATAGTGATTTGCAGGCTCACTTTGTATTCCATTGTTATTGTAATACTCGTTTTCAAGACTGCTTTTGTCACTGCCTTCAAGAAAAAGATACTTAGGAAAAAGCTTGAACACAAGATTAGGGTTAAACTTGTCATATTTCTTTGCTTCTTCGACAATTATATTGTAATTTAAATTAGTAACGCCAATATCAGGAAATAAACTTAGCGTATAATATGATTTTTCATACAATATGTCTGTACTTTCTAATCTAATCTCTTCTAACTTTGCAAGAGTAACATCAGAATTATCCAAGTTTCTAATAATGCCGTGCAGTTTATTTCCAGAACTATCAACAACTACAAGTCTGTTTGAATAATTTTCAGGAATTTCATTAAATCTATAAAGTACCTGTGTACTATCAGATGAATCAGAACCTTCCTCTATGTTACTTATTATTTTATTTAATGGTAATATGTTTGTTTGAATTAAAAAGTCATCTAGTATACATTCTGATAATCCGTATTGAACTTCGTCGTATATATTGCCGCCACCTATTATAAGACCTGCAGTGCTGTACTCTTTTCTGTGCTGTTTTAAGTCTATAGCACCATAGTATTCAGCGTTTGCTTTTTTGGCATTTAAATATACTGTTGTCGATATTCTTCCAAGATCACTTTTGTTAGTAAAGCAGACATTATATGTCTTACCTTTTACAAGAAAAACCGAAGTTTTATACGACTGATTTTCGCTTATTAAATGTTGCGTGAGTTTGCAATATTCTTCATCTATATTTTCTATGTTTATTGAAAATCCTTCGTTTTTATCACCTAGATACATTTTCTGTGCAACTATATAATTGTTATTAACTAAGCTTGGAGTTATCCAGAACTGAAATGTTGTATCTTTTTCTAATACTTTTATGTTACTTGTTATTTTTCCATCTTGTATTTTTTTATCATCTTTTACGTCTATATAAAATGTACCGTCAAACTTATATTTTCCAGGTCTTTTTAATATTTTATTTTCAAGTATGTAATTACTATATCCGTCTAAGTTTACTATAAAGTTTTCTATTTCTTTCTTGCTACTGTCATATGGAAAATTATTAATAATATTAGAAAATGCGTATGTTGTCTTAGCTTCAGCAGAGTCAAAAAACACGTGATTTTCAAATTTAGAATAGTCGATATTTGAAAGCTGAGAAGTAGAAAATATTGAATCATAATCATCTATTCTTCCTTTCAAAGAAGAAAAGTTTTCAATACCTGATTTATTACCAGTTAACTTCTTTATTCTACTTGCGCTAGTCGTGCTCTCTGCTTTTTCTAAGAAGCTATTTTTCTTTTTTTTACTTCTGTAGAATTTTTGAAGATCAGACTTTGAAGTGTAAGTTGCCATATTATCTTAACCTCATCTTTAATGCTTCATTAACTATATTGTGTATTGTCCCAGATCCGTTATCTACGATAAGCTCGAACTGTATTTCTCTATCTTTTAAAATTTTTGAAGAATAAAAATCAAAAACATATTTTTCACCATCGAAATACAGTTTATTAGCTTCACTTACACCTTCAATAAAATATTTTCCTGTTGCAATATCTTTAACAGAATAATACATGTCGCCTACGTTAACAGATGTTCTTGACATTTTCTTTCTTGTAGCTGTATATTTCTCGTCTCTATCAATAAGAGAAACACTGAACGTCATTATATCGTCACTCGCAAGCTTTATTTCAGATGAATTACCTGTAATAACTACATACAGTCTATCTAAGCTATCTAAAGTTTTTATAGATCTATAATATACTTCATCTTTTTCGATTACAAACTCTTTATTGTTTTTAATGCCGTATATTGTTATATCAACTTTAAGCTCATTATTTGTTATATTGTTTAAAATATTTTCATCAAATCTACTAACGTCTGTGCTTATTGAGCTAACTACTAGATGATTGTCCATAGTGTTGCCATAAGTATCTGTTTTTTCTACCATTTGTCTATCAAAAAGAATATAGTCTTCATATGACATTGTCTGATCGTTATATCTGCTTATACTACCTCTACAAAAAACTTGGTAGACGTTATTGTTGTCTATGAAGGCATCTATTCCTTTTACGCTTGTCTCAAAATTATTTTGAGAGTCAAATGTTTTTATGCTTGACTTTTTTATACTATCTTTAAGATGCAAAACAAGCGTAGGTCTTAATATTAAGTTAGATACGTGCCTTGAAGCAAATCTTCTTACGAAATAAGTATTTTTATCAATAATCATTTCGCTGCTAATACCAATTGCGAAACCTTTGTGTGATGCTATGTTGCCTAAAGCAAAGTTATCTAGCAAAGAAACAATAGATTCTGTAACATCTATAGACAAGTCTTCGTTTTTAATAGAAGTAGTTGTAAAAAACTCATCTCCTACTTCATGTCCTGTAGTAAGTTCACAAGGAACCAAGAAGTCAGTTGTTGTACCATCGCTATTTTTCTGTAAAGTAACAAAATTACAATATCCTGGGTCTGACATTGTATTTACATCTGTACCATATCCTTCGTCGAAGTCTTTTAGCATTTCCCAACAAGATAGATCAACAGCCTCAGGTGAAGTATTTCCTAAGTTTACACTTCTAAGCAAAAGTTCAGCTTTGACTACAGCGTTACTTGAAATATTTTTAGACAAAAGTTTTTCAAAGTCTGGCCTTATAAAGCAGTAAGACTTTTCTACACAAGAAAAGTCCTTATAAGACAAAATGTTTAAGTTGTTGTTTGTAATTGTTAGTTTAGCTTCTTTATGAGCGTCATTTGTTTTTATAAAGACTATTGACTCTATATTGTCGTATGCACAAGATATTTTTCCTGCTATGTTACCTGAAGGACCATCTTGTGTAACATTGCCTATGTTTTCGCATGTTTGACAAAAAATATTTAATATTGTATTTATGTCGTATCTGCTACCTATAGCACCTATAGGAGAACCAATAGTATCTTCTCCAGGAATATTAGAACCTAAAATAAAATCTTCTAAGTTTTCTGTTATGAATTTTACACTAACATATTTTGAACCATCAAGCTCAATATTTATTTGAATATTGTCAAATATGTTAGTGCCGTTAGTATCTGTAGGATAAAAATAAGAAGTATATTTTCCTCTATCATTTTCGTTGTATAGTTTAAATATATCTAGCGTAGAAGCTCTTCCAAAGTTAGAATATGCACCATCAGTTCTTCCAATATTTCTATCTGTAACGTATGTGTCTTTTTGAATTTCGATAGGTAAAATCATTATTAGTTCCTAATTTTTATATCGCTTATTAAATATTTTAACTCGAATATACCACCCGTAGGCGGATATATGATACCGTCTTCTATGCTGTCATATACTGATATTCTATTTTTACTATAAACTAGGTCTTCGTCAAGGTCATATGAGTACCCATTGCTTGTTTCATCGACTATTTTTATTATTTCTTCTATAGGAGTTATGACTGATATTACGCCTTGTGTATTTAAGACTATGTTAACAATGTTATTAACATTTATACCTTGGCCTATATTCATGTCTTCATACGGGTAAAATTCAATTATATTTTCATATACGTCATCTAATACATCATTTATATTTAGATTTTCTTTTACTTTAACAGATAGCTCTATTTTATAGTTTATAATAGGAGCATCGACTATATTTAACTCATCACCTATAATTCTTAATTCGTTTAAATAGTCGCTTATGTTTAATTTAAGTGCGTCGTTTGCATTTTTAAGATAACCGTTTTTATCTTTACAAACAATGAATATATCTTTTGATGAATTGCTAAATTTATTTTTTTCTACAGAAGCTTTATGAATTTTACCAAAATTTGTAGGCATTGTGTAAATTCTAGCAAGCAAGTCTTCTATATTTACAACTCTGTTTTGCATCTTCATCATAGTAGGAATTATGTATCTCGCTTCTTCTATGGAAAGACCTTCGCTACCGCCTACAGCAGACTCAATATTATCAGGATACATAGAACCTATTACGTTGCTTATTAATATATTTTTCGTTTCAGAAGTTATATTTGCTAATTCGCTTATATAGTCAAACTTATATACAGGCTCTACAATGCTTTGCAATTGACCAGGTTCGATATTATGACTACTTCCTCCACCGTATCTATAAGTTATAGTTAATGTGTTTCCTGCAGGACTTATTCCGAAAGCTCTAGAGTTCAATAATTTATTAGGATCAAGTGAATATCTAGTCATGTAATTTCTTCCTTTAACAGGAAGAGCAATATCACTCAAGTCTGTCAAGACGTCAGTTTTAAGTTTTGTTCCTTCACCGTTTCCAAATCTTAAAGAAGTAATATTGTTTGTTATGTCTCTTTCTACTACAAATCTCTTAGGTGCTAGGATTAACTGGTAATAGCTTTCATTTTCATTCTTAACTGCTTTGTACACAGTATCTTGAGATAAATACTCTACTTCATAGTACTCTTCTCCGAGATCATCTATTACTGATATTATTTCTACAACATCTTCGTTTTGTAATTGATAAGAGAGAAATCTTCCTGTCGAATCACTTTGAAACGAAGCTGTTTCTGTAGCAATTTCTCCACTATAGCATATACCTTCTTTGTATATTAATAAGTTTTGTGGAATATCATCTTCATCTCTAAATACTTCAGATACAACATAGTCTTCTAAGCTAAAGTCAACCTCTTCATATAAAACAAAAGTTATATTAGAAGATGACTCTATTTTTGTCATAGGCATTATTTTTGGTAAAAGTGCCTTAACAGGTTTTACAATGCCTTCGTTTTCTAAATAAGCAATATCGACAGGGACATTTATGTAAAGTCTACACATTAAAACTGCGTTTGACTTTGATATATTATTAATTCCTGCTCTTCTTATATGCTTTTGTATATTATCAGGATTTGTAGCTAGCTCATAATCCATTTCTGCCATCTGCTGATCAATGTAAAAAGAAGTAGACTCTCCTACAAAAGAAGCAAAATCAAGAAGCATTCCGCCAAGTGAGGCTTCTGAAAAATCGTTTATTTCGCTACTAAAGTTATTTCTTGCATAATTTAAAAGCTGATTTCTAAAATCATCAAAATTTCTACCTATAAATTTAGGTCTGTCATTTTTCTTTATTTTATTCTGTAAGTTCAGTGATGATGACATGTTTTAGCTCGCTGTCTTTATATCTATTGTAACTGAATTTGTTTTGTTACCTACTATATATGTAATATTTAATTTAAAGTAAGCAGGTTCAGTATCTGTAGCATGAATCTTTTCAGAAATATATTCTTTTAGTGTTAAAGAAGGAAAATATACAGATAGCTCATTAACTAATTGACTAACCGCTTCTTCGTCAAGATTATTTTCATCTGTAGCATCATAAAAGTCATGTATTGAAGTTCCAAAAGAAGACTGGCCTAGTTTCTCGCCTTTTTTTGTCATTAAGAAAGTTTTAACGTTATTGTTTATAGACTCTTCTAAGGTCGTGCACATTTTAAAAAGTCTGTTTTTTGATTTTTCACCTTTTTGCAATGGAAGTTTTATACCAAATACAGCATCAGAGTCAGTAGACTTTTTGTTTGTCTCGTTAATTTTTTCAATGTACTCTATAGATTTTCCTGTGTTTTTAAAGTTAAACAGCCTTGACATCTATACAAACCCCTTTTCTTTTTAATAAATATGTTTATCAAGAAATATACGTAATCTTTGATAAAATTTTGTCAAGACTTTCATTTATTAGATTAAGCTGTTTGACTATTTCGCTGTCAGAATTTGTTTGTTTTTCTAAGCTATTATATTCAGAAAGAACAATAGGCACTTCAGAATTTAAAGTAAAAGGAGTCACTGTAAATCCAGGAGTAGGTCCTGCAACTATAATAGGAGAAGAACTTATTACTTGATGGTTGTGTTCTTTTATTTCTGCAAGTGTCAAGTTAATAATAGAAAGAGTTTGTTTTTGAATTTGTATAAGTTCTTCTATTACAGCTTTTAGTGAATTACCTTTTACAGCACTTTGCAAGTTATCTTTTCCTAAAAAGATATTAGAACTATTAATAATAGTTTTACTAGCTGACATGCTTATGTTTGTTTCATGCAACTTTATGTTTGAACCAAGCTTTGAAAGATTTATTTCACCTTCATCTAAAGAAATTAAATTTATATTGTCTGATATTGCATTTATTGTAGGTACGGATTTTTCAGGTAATGCTTTAAAAACAGATGTTTTTTCTTTATATTTTGTCTTTGAATTTTCATAAAGATTTTTTAAATCTTCTATTACATCATGTCTTTCTGTAGATAAATTTACAAAGTAATCATTTTGAATATTTAAATTGTTTTCTAGCTCTAACACTTCTATTTTTGATGCGTCATCTTTTTTATTATATAAAAGAGACAAGTTTGTAGTTTTATTAGATATTCTTGTTCCATCTGGAAGCAAAGAATCTTTATTTGCAAAAAAATTTAAATTTAAATTTGTCTGAATTCTTGTGTCGTTTATACATGTTACTTCATTTGTAGTGTCTATATAGTTTTTCTTAAGTGATAAAAAATCATCACTGTCTATAGAATAAGCGTCTTTAAAAGAGTGAGTTATTCTTTTTCTACTACCTACTCCTGCAACTATGTTTACAGCTGACATTTGATTGCTGTGTTCACCTAAATTAATTACATTATTAGTAGAGCCTCTTATACTTAAATCTTGATGTTTAATAGGATAGTGTCTTTGAATATGTTTGTTTGAATTATTAAAAGTTAAAAATTGACTGTTGTCTAGTATATCTTGACTTTTAAAACTGTCGTAAACATTAGAAAATATTTCTACAATATTTGATTCTTGAGGTATCTTCTTTTCTCTTGCGTTTTTATAGTTATATTGTACAACTCTGTCTCTATCACTAAATGTGTACGTAGTGTCTTCAGTATAATTTAAACCATGTGGCCTAGAAAGCCAGTAACCACTTACAAGTGTGTTGTTTTCTCTATAAGGATATACCCATACTTGTTCGCATGGCTTTATAGAAAAAGCAATATGCGAAGAGAAAAAAGGAAGACAGATATATTTGTCACCAGTTTTAACATCTTCACAAAATACTGAATTTACAGGTAGAGTTTTTAAAAATAAAACACTATTACTGTTTTCAAAGTCAAGATCGTTTTTACTACTAAAATCAAGATATTCACCAGTTAAATTAACTAAGCTGTCAATATCTGAGTACAATTTTTCATCTAAAACTACATCTATTCTGCATTTTAAAAACATTTTTTCTCTTATTGGTTTATTTTATTAAATATGTCATCCTCTGATATTGTCTCTGATTTTTCTTGCTCTTTTGAAATAAGCTCTGCAAGCTTTAAAATCTGGTCGTTAGACTTTGACATTCTTTCTAAATATTTTGATATTACTGCGCCTATATTCATGTGATCGTTAAGGCCACCTGAAAGATTCAAGTAAGCATCAGTAAACATCATTTTTGCTTTCTCTCTATCTTCTAGCGAGTTTTCGTATATTTCTTTCCATAGATGCTTTTTTTTATCTTCTATAGAATCTATATTATCTAAAAGATCTGAGAAGTTTTTTATTTTTACTTCTTTTTCATTTTGCTTGTCAATTTTTTTTGATATATCTTCGACGTTCATTTTTTATAGTCCTCTAGGTTTACAAGCTTGTCTTCGCCTTGTATTTCTCTATATATTTTTCTTATTCTAGACAAAGAGCTACTAAGCTCAGCGTTATTAAGTCCTGATATTTCTCTCATGTAAACAAAAACTGCACGTTTATTAAAAAAGTTAACTTTATCGATATTATCGTAAAGATGACGTATAGCCTCTACACACTTTTTATCTCTAGGTGACTTTATTTTGCATTCTATAATGTCTATTACCTTATAAATTCCTACAATAAAGTCTTCTCTGTCGTCTGCAGGATCTTCTTCAACAATATTGTCTCCAAACAAAAACTTCTTTTCTTCTTTTGTTAGTGACTCATGATTGTTTATGTCTACATTTCTTTTATAGTTTTTGTAAAGTCTTCTAGACTGTATAGTTAACCAGTTTTTTGCAACAACATTAAAGTAAGAAAATGCTTTTGTTCCTTTGCTTTCATCCCATTTATGTATTGTCTCAAATAAAAATGAAACACAATCAGACTTAAAATGATCCATTTCTTCGCCAAAGCTTTTATAGTTATAGACTGTTACTAAGTTGCATACTAATTCTGTAAAAGCTGGATGTATATATTTTTCATATATTCGATTTTTTTCAAAGTCAGAGCTACAATTTTTAAACTTTATTATATAACCTTCTGTGTCTTTAGTAAAGTAGTAGTTTGACTTCTTTTTTTTTTGAATAATATTTTCTTTTTCTTCCATTTTACATTTCTTCTTCTTCCAACTCTTGAAGCGAAAGTTTTGCTGCTACCTCAATTACTGCTTGTCTTGCATCTTTTATGTCATTAAGGACTTGCCTTATTTCTCTACTGTCATGAAAAATAGGTATTTGCAATACCTCATTTATTTTCTCGTATTTTTCATCAAGAATTTCTAAACTTTGCTCAATGTTTTGCTGTATGCTAATTATTATAATCGCAAACTTAACACAGTAAAAGATACTAATTGCAAGCATTAAACTTAACAATATCACTGCATATATCATTTTACACCTACTAATTCTTTGTACATTGACATTATCTCAGTTTTTCTGTAAATGTTTAAAGTATTACATGATTTTAATTTTGATAGTTGATCAAAAAAAGAAGATTTGTTATATAAAGCCCATTCTGAATTTTTCTCTATAAAAGGCAAATTTATTTTTACTTTTTGCAACGAATAGTCTACAGGATAATACCCGTCATAATAGCTTAAATATTCAGTGTGTGCTGACCAGTTTGTTGCTATTACAGGTATTGCTGATACTGCTGCCTCAAGTGCGGGTATACAAAAACACTCTCCTTTTGTTAGCAGTATAAAAGCTTTTATAAAACTATTATCATATAACTTTCTAGTTTCATAGTCTGTAAGAGTTCCAGTAATAAATACAACGTCAATATATTTGCCATTAGAAAATATTTCTTTATAAAAACTTTCTTTAAACATACTAATGTCTCTGCTGCTGTTATGTCCTATAGAAGTTTTTATAAAAACTGTGCAACTTTCTGTTTTTGTTCTATAATATTCATTAATATCACTTAACGTTGACAAAATAGACTTTCTGTCTTTAAAATTTTCAAATGAAGAAGTCTTGCCTACTATAAGATAATTGTCTAATGTATCACAGTTTTTGTAAAAATCAAGTTTTTTAAATTCATTGTCAATATAGAATTCTTCACTTAAAAACAAAGGAATTACATCAATATCAGTAGTTATATCAATATTATTAATTTTTGCTGAAGTTATAAAAGAAGATTTTGCGTGTGAAGAAGGTACAATTACTCTATTCATATTGTTTACAAATTCTAACCAAGACTTTTCGCAAAAAGTTGTTTCTATTCCTGCTGTTACACCTATATTGTATGACGCAATATTTTTATTCCACTCATTAGGAAGCAAAACTTGAAATGATATGTCATAACTGTCAGACTTTTTATGACAATACTGTAGTATTTCTTTTGATTTTTTTTTGTTTACAAGATATGATCTAATATCATCACCCCATCTTGTATCCTCAACATATAAATCTATGTCTAATACTTTTAGTGACTCAAATACTTGTCTTGCATGATTGCCGTACCCTGTAGAAGTAAGCAGAGGACCTCTTAAAAGAACTTTCTTCATATTTTTGTAACTCTATACTTTGTTTTATTTTTCCAATTAACAATTGTTTTTTCTATTGACACGTCCCAGTCTATTATCATTTTACCATAACTAAACTCTTCAGAAGCGTATTTGTAGCTTTTTTCACAAATACTTTCATATTCTTCTTTTTTGTTTTTCCAAATGTCGTAAAGCTTAAATATAGAATTTGATATATTTTCATGTGAAGCAAAGTCTTCATAGATGTAATGGACTTCTTGATTACCATTAATCACAGAAACATCTGGATATATCGCGACACCATTTTCTGTGCCATCATTATGGTTTATTATTTGTCTCTTCAGCCCGCCTGTAACCATTGCAATTCCAGGCTTTTTGCAGCAAAGACCTTCTAATATATTTAATCCAAAACCTTCAGCGTGACTAATGTTTATTGTTGCATCACTAATATTATACATTACGTTAATAAGAGAATTATTTAATTTATCTACAGAAAACTTTACATTTTTAGTAATGTTTAAATACTCTGCTATTTCTTCAAGATTATATCCTGATGGGTTGTTAACGTCTGTATGCATAATTAGTATTGCATCTTTTTCTATTGTTTTGTCTAAAAACTTTTTCCAAGAAAACAATAGGTCTGCGCCTCTTTTTCTTAGTATGTTTCTGTTTATCCATAAAACTATAAACTTGTTTTTTTCTTCACCCAATATAGCTTCTTTGTTTTTAAAAATATCTTTCTTTTCCATTGGATATAACACGGTATTTGGTATACTGTGTGGTATAAAAGATGTTTTATTAGCAAAATTTTCTTTGCACATTTCGTAAGTTAAGTAAGAGTGACAGTTTATTTGATCAACACTGTCGTAGACATAATCATTAAATCTAGGAGTTGGCATATTATCCCACACGTGCCAATATATTATAGGACAAAACTCTCTTATGCTTTGCTCTCTATTGAAAATACTACTAAAAAATCTAGGATCATTAACAAGAATAATTGCATCTATATGATTTAATGAAACATATTCTAGAACTTGATTTCCTGTAGGAAATCCTACGTTATAAATTATTTTTAGATTTTCATTAATAATTTCTGTTTTGTTTTCGCCACTTACTACTACTCCTATTTGAGTTATATTATATTTGCCTGTGCTTATCAAACCTTGAGTCAAATATAAAGATTGCAATGCAACGCCTGAAGTTGTTTTGATGTTGTCACTTATAAGCAATATATTTTTCTTCATTTACAATGCTCCGTATCCCTAAACTCACAAAACTTACAAGAGTTTCTGTTTTTTATAAACATTTTTTTATTTACTGTATTTACCATGCTTCTTACAAGCTTTTGAGATTTCTCTAGTATTACAGGTCCTGCTGAAACTTTTATAAGCTGACATGACTTTTCTTGTTTTGTTACTTTTTTTAGAAGAACAAACGCACATGAAATATTCTTCATTTCAATATTATGCTTTTTTCCCCAAAAATATTTATAAAGCACAACCTGAGCATGCATATTAAAGTCGCGCTTTTTCTCTGTATCCCATCCTCTAGCTGACGCTGTTTTCCAGTCAATTATCCAGTATTTATCTTTTTCAGGAGTTTTTCCAGGCACCTTAATTATACAGTCTATAAATCCTTTAAACTTTGGAAAGTTTTCTTCTACGTCCTCATATAATGCTTCCTCAGCTGAAACATATTCCCAGTTAGGAAAGTTTTCTTCAAGAAATGCAGGTAGCGCAGATATGCATGTTTTTGCCCACATTATCCATTTATCTACATTATTATGTTTATATACCCACCCATTTCTTTTTGCACTTATAGTCTGAAGCTGAACGAAATCCTCTGAGTCAAATCCACACTGGTCCCATGCTTCTACTATTTTTTCTTCTAATTCTTTTAGCTTTAACTGCCTTGTTTTTAAATAGTGCTCGCAAGCATCATGAACTATTGTGCCATAATGAAGATGAGGAGACTCTTCAAATGTTTGTATTTTATCTATATATACTAGTTTGTGGCGCCAGCCGCACTCTTTCCATTGTTTAATTTCAGAATAAGAAACATGTTCTTTGAGCATAATAATCTCTCTTTTTTTATATTATAATACAAATGAAATTAATATGCACATATTTAATTAAAAATGACACATGTGAGGTAAAATAAAATGGCAGACATTGAAAAATTTATTTATTATAATAACGGTTCGAAAAAAGTATTGAAGCCTACTGATAGAGTTGTTATAAGTTCAGGAGGACTTGCATTCGAAGGAGAAACTGATGATAATTTTGAAACACAGTTTGCAGTTCAAGATCCTACAGCTGACAGAACAGTAACTTTTCCAGATGCTTCAGGTACAGTTTTGTTATCTGACGGTTCTTATACTATGCCGACTTCTGACGGTACTTCTGGACAAGTTCTTTCTACAGACGGTAACGGAAATATTAGCTTTTCTAATGTTGAAAGCGGAACACAGCAAAGACTTTACTTTCAAGTAAATCAAAATCAAAGCAATCCTATAACATTGACAGCACCATCTTCTTCTTACTTCGACGCGTTATATAACGTTAATTGCGCAACAGGATTTCCGTTCGATTTAAATGTTTTTACGCCTAATTCAGTACCGTCAGGATTTAAAATTACAATAAAAGGCGGAGTAGTTGTAAATGACGTTGTAACTGTAAAATGCACTTCTGGGTTTGTCCTTCAAAGCAATCCTTCTACAATTTCTACAAACTTTAAAATTAATAGAGCAGGTTATACAAAAACTTTTATTAGCAACGGCTCAGGCTGGTACGAAATAGACGAAAATGAACTTTCATATAGCAATGACGTGTACTTAGCAGGAAGAGCTACAAACGACATTCTTTATTGGAACGGAAGTGATTGGCAAAACAAAAACTTAAAAACTGCAGTAGTTGAAAATGGGTTTATTAATACTGTATTTAGTTCTTCCACAACACTTACAGCGTCTAATAATACTGTTTATATATGTTATACATTATCAAACAATATGGTGATAACATTACCATCAAATAGTCCTGCAGGTTCTATAATTGTAGTTAAAAGAGCTAATAGTAATAACACAGTTGCTATAGATCCAGGCGTGGGTTCTATAGATGGCTCTACTAACAATTTAGAGCTTCTAAGCGGAACAGAATCAGTAACACTAGTAGCAAGAGGATCATTTAACCAATGGTATAAAATTGGCAGCACGTACTAACATTAAGTTGTTAATATAAAAAGAAAAAATTACTTAATATTTATATTTGTCATTCAACAAAAGAAAGGTTTAAGACATGGCTAATTACTCTGATCAATTAGTTGCTATAAGCGGCGGATCAATAAAAAGAATAACGGCTTCAGATTCAATCACACTAACAGCGTCTAGCTTAAGTATGACATCAGGAAGCTTGCGATTAGTAGAAGGTGATATTATACTTGAAAGTGGCTCGCTTTCAATAAGTGGCGACGTTGTAACAACAGGAGACTCTTCAGCATCTGCAGGTAGCTTTTCAGGAAATGTTACTATAGGAGGAACGCTAGAAGTAACTGGAAATACAACGCTAAACGGAGACTTAACAGTTAATGGTACAACAACTTCAGTACAGTCTCAGACGCTAGAAGTGAAAGATGCTTTTATCAAAGTAGGTGATGGCAATATTTTAGCAGCTAATGCTAAAGACTTAGGTCTTTTATTCAGCATAGGAAATGGTTCTGCTGAAGATATTGACAATCGTGCAGTTTTTTGGGACTCTTCAGAGTCAGAATTTGCACTTGCTGATGTTGATACATTTAGCGCTACATCTTTTTCTGCAGGTGATCCTACAGTTGCAGCATACTCACCACTTCGCGCACTTGAATTAAGAGCAGGCGCATTAGGCGGTACTGAGGTTACGTTTGATGCTTCAGGTATTAGCTCTGCAGCTAGCTTAAGTTTATCTTCTAGCGCAGGCTCTGTTGATTTATCTTCAGCTACTACTATGGAACTTGCTTCAACAGGCGCAATGCATATTAACGGAACAGCAGCAGTTACTTTAACAGCAGGCGCTGGACTTGATATAAATGTTACCGGTTCAATCACAGCAGACGCTTCTACATCAATTGATTTAAGCTCTACGACTACTACTACGATTGATGCAACAGGCGATATGACGCTTACTACAGGCGAAGATTTAATAGTTGCTTCTACTGCAAGCATTGGTTTAACTGCTGGTAGCACAATGTCATTAGTAGCAGATACTGATATAAATGTTTCGTCTACAAGCGGATTTATTATTGCTGATGTTGTAGGTGCAGGCATATCATGGTCTGGTATCAAGTCTTCTTCTACATCTATTGCAGCAGGAATGGTTTTACAGGTTTCAAGCGATGGAACAAATACATATGTTGAAGAATCGACAGGAGACAATATGCCAATTGGTGTTTCTTTAGAGTCAGCTGCAGGATTAACATCTGGTGTATATAGCAACAGTTCAATTAAATTGCATACTTTCAGAGGACTTCCTGCGCCTCTATATATGGGTGCTTCAGCGCCTGCAAAGTCAGACAATGGAAGTATCGTATATCTAGACAATGCAAATAGTCACGGAACGCTCACAGCACCTACATCAGGAGTCATTTATAGACTAGGTGTTCTTACAGGCGCTGACGGCTCTACTACTACACCAACAGTATTGTGGGATCCTGAGTTCATTGCTGATCTTACTTAATACTTAGATTTTAACTTATCCTTTGTGCAGTTATATAATTAATTAAAACAAAGGATAAGTTAAAATGAGTGATAGCAAAATTGTCAAAATAGGACTAGGTGAAGCACTTAGTCGATTTATCAAGCTTAATTTTTTAAAAGCAAGAGGCGTGATAAAGGATACTGACCCTGGCTGGAAAGAGATAGATCTACTTAAAGAAGCAATAGATAGTATTAAATTAGATCTTTCTTTTGACTGCGATGGTGACGGAATTCCTGATACTGTTGAGATTTTTGAGAGATCTTCTAAGGATGATTGCTGCAGAGTCATCAAAGGTGATTCAGCAAAAAAGCCTAGTGCAAGAAGAAGAAATACAAAAAAGAGCAAATAAAAAATGTTACCAGAATTGTCTCTGTTTGATCTTCTTTTTTGTTATGCATTAACATTCGGATTAATGAACAAAGTTACGTTTTTATATGATAGATTTACTATAACAGATAAACTTCTTTCTTGTTCTTACTGTACAGGATTCCACTCTGGTTGGATGCTTTATTTTTTTAAAGGAATGAGCATAGAAAAATTTTCTGATGTAAAGCTATTAATTTATTATGCTATGATATCAGCAAGTTTCTGTTATATTGCTGACATGTTTTTGGTTTATATAGAAGAATAATAAACTATTCGTATCTTTTTATGATCATGTAATCATAATAACTATTGCCATAGTGTTTCTGAATTGTACCTGAAACTATACGAATGCTGTATTCAGTTGGCTGTGTTAAGTTTACACATAGTCTCATTGATTTGTCTGAATTCGGTTCAGTAGCATGACATTTTATACCTTCGTATCTAGATTCAGTTATATTGTAAAAAGAATACACACCTACTTCACTAAGTGACGTGCTTGCTGTATTCTGATTTTGTACTCTTTCTATCCAGTATATTCCAGGCTGTAAAACAAATGTATCAAAAGCACCTGCGACATTGTTGCCATTATACTTTAATTGTATAAAATTATTATCTATATTAAGAATCCATGCATATTTAAAATAATAGTTTGTAGATGTATCTGTATACTTTGGTCTTACGCCTCCAGATTTAGAAGTATGTTGCATATATAGAACAACATCATCATTAGAAGGCTCACCATTTATTATTATTTTGCTATTTCTATCTTGAGTCAGGTCATTTACATTAACGCATGAGTGTGACATTACGATTTTACCCCTACAACTTTTATCCAAGATCTTTCAGAAGGAGTAGTTCCTTGATTAGCTTTGCTAGCTACATTGCTACTATATATAGAAGGAGTATAAAACTTCATGTAAATTTCATAGTCTTGAGTAGCATCTATATACAGTTTAGACAAATAAGGATTACCCCAAGTAGAAAAAGTTCCATTTGAAGTTACTGAAATGTTCGATCCTCTTCCTGATGTTTCATTAATGCTAAACGTTGCAAATCCTGTTGCTGAAAATTTTGGGAAAAATTGACATTCTACTATATATTTTCCTGGTGGCACAATTATTTTATTGTACCAGTTTGCACCACCATTTTCTATATTTGATATGCTAGAACCTTCTATAGTATTAATAGGATTTTCATCATAGAAATGAAGTTTATCAAAATTAGGATATAATTCAGCGTTATAAGCTGTAGAGTAGTCTATGCTAGCGCCGCCGCCGATGTATATGATATTTTGCGGACCAGAAGTACTAGTTACTGTAAAATCGCTAAATTTATCAGGCTTTTTGTTATTTAGTTTTACTGTATTGTGACTCATATTATCTCCCAGTTTGTTTTAGACAAATTATAAACAAGTGTAACACTCTGATATGGGTTATCTAATGTTAGTGTAGCTTCGCCTTCTATTGTATCAATTATTGATCCTCCAGCAATTATTACTGAATTATTTAATGCAGAATCATTTATCTTAAACGTCACTCTTTCGTTATTAGAAGCTAAAGGCATTGTAACTGATATGTTTCCTACTGCTGCACCAGTTTCAATAGAGTAGTACATGCCTACTTCAGCATTAAAGCTTGCAGATTTATTTTGAAAAAGTGCTTCTTGTTGCAACTTTTCTTTGTAGTTGCTGTCTATTACTACCCATTCATTTCCGTTAAATGCAAACTTTACAAACTGATATGGTTTATCTAATGCGTAAAGAGTTTTTCCACCTTCGAGATTGTAGTCACTAGCAGCATTTATTGCTACAGGAACACTCATTTCATCCATTTTAAAAGCAATTGTATCACCTTTTTTAAAACCATAAATAGAGCCAAAACTAAATCCAGAAGTCGGCAAAGTCAATCTCATACTAGTTATATTTTCACCATTTGGATTAGTATCAAGCAAGTATGTTACATTAGGAACTATATTTGTAAGTGTAGAGCTTGTTAAACTTAAATCTCCTCTTGCTAGCCAGTTTTCATAAAAGCTAAAATTTATTATTGAATTTTCTTCTTCATATACTCTTGATATTTTCCATTGATTTTGTACAGCAGAAAATTTTAGCGTAAGAGTTTGCTTTCTAAACATATCTATTATATTGTCAGGCTCAGTTTCAAATGTATATGTACCTGAAAATTTTGAGATTTGCATGTATGTAGTTACACCTATATAATAAGGACTTGCTTCATCTTCTAATTTTATAACAATTACATCACCGTCTTCTGGACTTTCTGGTGTAACTAAAACAGGAGTTGTATAGTTAGTACCATTTGTTGAATTGTAATTGTTTACAGCATCTTTGTATTTTACAATATAATACTTATTTGACTCTAACTTTGGAAAAGCGTTAGTATCGTTATTATGCAAAGGAAGAAGAAAATTTTCTGGTTGGTCTAGAATAACTAAAGGTAGATTATTAGAAGATGTGCTACCTGTTCCTATGTTTGTAATGTCTAATTCGTACAGTCTTTTTAAAAATGTCATTTTATGTGTTCCTTTTTATACTAGTATCCAGTTTGTATTAGAGTCAGCTATTAATGTTATTGCGTCATTATTTTGAACGATAATTGAAGCTATTTGTCCATCGTCAAATGTTATTCCTGCAGTAGGTTGCAGCAGTATATTGTTTGTAGAAGTACTTAAGTTTTTAATAATGAATTTTTGTCCTACGCGCTCAGGAGAGCCTAAATTAACTGTTTTCAGAGTATCTGCAATTCTTGATATAAAAATATATGTTTTGCAAGATACAGCTGATATTGTCGGCGTTGTCTCGTTTTTTGAAGTATCTGTAAAGCTTTCTATGTTTTCATCTAACATAAAAGCTGACTTAACTCTATAGAAACTTTGTCCATCATAAGTTTGCTGATCTACTGCTTCGAACTTGTAGCTCATAGGAGACGTAGAAGCATTTACAGGTAAAGTTAAGTTTGCTATTTCGCTACTTAAATTATAAGGTAAATCAATTTTAACATTAGCTGATCCTGTAAATGCAGTTTCTGTAGAAAGTGTAATATTGCCACCGTTGGTATTTAGTTTTAAATTTACTGCGCCTCTATTACTAGTAATATTTAATATACTTTCTATGTTTCCTGTAGTTTCAAAAGTATATTGGCCAGGAGTAGTTAATGTATTTAAACCTGCAACATTTATTTTATTTGATGTTACTTCAGCAAATCGATTATTAATGCTTCCTAAACTTCCACTGTTTGTAACTTGAGGTACTAAGTTATACGGTGTAGCTATTGATCCTGATGTGCTATCTAGACCTGTCCTTAGAGTTATTGTATGCGCTTGATCGTCTGAAAGTCCTGGCAAGTAAGTTCCTCCTGAAGGCGCAGGTACATTAATCCAGTTTGTTCCATCGTATTTAAGAATTTCATTTGCGGCTAGTGAATTTAAGCTAACATCAGACATATGTGCTATAGATGTTACATCGGTTTCGTTGACTTCAGTATCACTTACCCAAACAAATGTTCTTGTTATATTAGGCTTTATTTCTATACTACTTGTTGTTCCTTGAGTTCCATTAGCAAGCTCATAAGTGATGCCTGTAAATGCCAAGTTAACGCTAGATGAAGAATTATTTCTTACTGAGAATATTCCGCCTGCAGCACCACTTGCAGCAGGAATTGTAATTGTAATTCCTCCTGTCGTTATATTATAATGTTGCCTTCTAACGTCTGTTATTTGTTGAACAGTTTGACTA